AAAGAGAGTGATCACTATGTAAACTGCAAACCAGTTATCCTTACTGGTAAGGGTTTAAAGTTGGTCTCAACAATGATGTCAGAAATGATTGATACTCCTTGTGTTGCTGGACTTACTCTCGGTGCAGATCCTTTAGTGTCAGGAGTTACTTTAGTATCTCAGGGTGCTGGTTTGATTATTAGAAAGGAACCTAAAGGACATGGTACTCAGTCTCAGGTGGAAGGCCCATTGCCACCACTGGGAACTACCATAACGGTATTGGAGGATGTAACCACTACAGGGGAATCTGCCCTGAAAGCAGTTGATGTTTTGAGGAATTTGCAGTATAATGTCAAAGAGGTTGTAACGATAGTTGATCGTCAGGAAGGTGCTACTGAAGCAATGGAAGCTGAAGGTATTCAACTTCGCAGCCTTGTTACGTTGGAGGAGTTGATCGGTGCCCAAGAGGAAGAAGAAGTACGCCCCGTTTAAACTGGACTGCTTTGGGTTCCTTGGAATACTTCTAATGATTAGTGGTATTGGTTCAACGTTCTTTGTTTATTATGCCATCACGGAGATTACAAAATGAGTAAAAAGGAAAAGCTTAGGCATCAAGTCAAGTCTCGATTCTATTATCTTTTCTGGGGTGCTGCAACTTTATCAGTATTCGCTGGACAGTTATATGTTGGAACTGGATATCGTAAGATGTCAGAGAGTTTCGACAAGATTGTTGGTACTGTTATATTGGAATTGGATGCTAAACCATATCCAAGGCATCATATGATGCAACCAGATGCGTGGGAAGAAGATGGTTTGTATCATCCTACTGATCCACCAAAGAGGCTTTATTGATGCAACTATCTCCATCTGATGCCATTTATGCAGCAGATAAATTCATTGATTATTTCTCTAACACAGGAAGGATTGATGAATATTTGCGTGCTGTGAAGATGGATCGTATTGCCGATCAACCTATGTCTTTGCCTGGGTTTGGGCCGGAAGATGATCTATTCACAGATTTTGATATGCATCCTAGTGATATGGATATTAAGATCTATAGTGCTGGGGATGCGGGTGGATTCAGTAATGAGTATTTCAATGAGAGATTGGAAGTTACCACATCTCATGCGATTGAAAGTTCTATTCCTGGCAAATCTTTAAAGTGGATAGTAAAGGAAGGTAATACAGATAAGACTATTGGGTTTATAAGGTTCGGTTCTCCCACCATTAATTCCAAACCAAGGAATGATTGGTTGGGTGATGTTCCAGAATTGAGTAGGTTCAATAGACATGCTATTATGGGATTCATTATTGTTCCCACTCAACCGTTTGGTTTTAATTACCTCGGTGGAAAACTTTTAGCAATGTTATGTTGTTCTCATAAGGCTAAGGACGATCTCAACAGAAAATATGGTTCAGATATTTGTTTATTTGAAACTACATCTTTGTATGGATCGACTAAATCTTCATCACAGTATGATGGATTGAAACCTTATATGAGGTATAAGGGATTGACTGTTAGTAACTTCACTCCTCTACTACATGATAATATATTCAAGGATTTGAATAAGTGGTTTACTGCCAGAAATAGTGATAAGTGTTTGGTTAAAGAGGATGCCTCTAGTAGGAAACTAAAGATACAAACAAAGATGATATCCATTATCAAGAAGTCTTTAGAAGATGGAACTAAGGTGGAACAGTTCAATGATGCTATTGTTGCAGCAAAGAACTTAACTGAACAGAAACGTTTTTATATGTCCACGTATGGTTTCAAGAATACTAGAGAAGTTATACTTGGAGAACAGGAGACACTTGTTAAGGCTGAGAACTATGATAGGTTCTCTGTTGATCAGATCATTTCTTGGTGGAGAAAGAAAGCTTCTCGTAGATTTGAGTCTCTCAGAGATGAGGGAAGATTACGAACCAAGTTAGAGACTTGGAATACTAACCCAGACGAAATTGACATTATCCGATAGAGAATTATGACTTACGCATTATTAAGTGTATCAAATAAGGAAGGGATTCTTCCTTTGGCATCGGCATTACACTACGTTTATGGATATACACTTGTCTCTAGTGGTGGTACTGCTGCCGCTATTAAGAAGGCAGGTATACCAGTAATGACAGTATCAGAATACACTGGTTCTCCAGAGATTCTTGGTGGTAGGGTAAAGACATTACACCCTAAAGTTCATGGTGGTATTCTTGCCCGACGTGGTGATCCTAATCATGACATCGATATGAAATCGAATGGTATTGAATTCATAGATGTTGTAGTGGTGAATTTATATCCATTCCGTGAGACTGTTGCTAAACCTGATGTAACATGGGCAGATGCAATTGAGAATATTGATATTGGTGGCCCTACTATGGTCAGGTCATCTGCAAAGAATCATAAAGATGTTTCTATATTAACTAATCCAGATCAGTATGAAGGATTCATTGAAGCATTAAAGGATGACACTGTGAAAGATTTAAGACCTAAACTTGCATTAGAAGCATTTAAACATACCGCTGAGTATGATGCAGCTATTAGTGCATGGATGGAAAATGAATTATAAGGTGCGTGGATTGGATGATCCTTATAATAAGACGGTTGGATTTGAAAAGGAATATGAAGATTGGACAGAGGCACAAGATAAATCTATGCAATTACTTGAAGATGGTGTAGAATGGGTAGAGATCCTCATTAAGAATGGGGATGGTTGGGGGTTACTCCAAGAGTTGAATTTAGAGAGAGGTATTGTGGACACAAACTTCAATACTCATTCTCTCGCACCTTACTATGTGAGATTGAGAGACTTATGAATTACAAGGATTCTGGTGTAGATATTGAGGCAGGTAATGCCTTTGTGAATAGACTTAAAGAGAAGGCTCCTGATATTGGAGGGTTCAATGGTATGATGAGAATACCAACTGGTTATGAGAACCCTGTATTGGTATCTGGTACTGATGGTGTTGGTACTAAGATTAATATTGCACAAGTATCTGGCGACTGGACAACTATAGGTATTGACCTTGTTGCTATGTGTGTCAATGATGTGATTTGTTGTGGTGCTAAACCATTATACTTTTTAGATTATATCTCAACTCAGAAGATAGATGATCGATTGGATAAGATCATGGAAGGTATCATTAAGGGATGTGGTATAGCTAATATAGATCTATTGGGTGGAGAGACTGCTGAACATGGTAGATTTGCCAAGGATATTGATCTTGCTGGATTTTGTACAGGTATCATAGAACAGAATGAGATAGTGGATGGTAGTCTTATCAAAGAAGGTGATAAGATTATTGGTTTTGCTAGTAGTGGACTACACAGTAATGGGTACAGTCTTATCAATGATATGTTATGGAGACATAAGATAACATGGAAAGATACTCCTGAGTTACTTACACCGACTATAATTTACTCTCCTTTGATTGAGTATCTCTTAAATGAAATACCCATATTGGGGATGGCACATATCACAGGTGGTGGTATATCTGAGAATTTATCGAGATGTATACCAAAAGGATTGAAAGCACATGTTGATTTCAATTCTTGGCCTTTGCCTCCTATCTTCAGTAAGGTTCAATTGGCAGGTGAGATTACAGAGGAAGAGATGAAGAGAGTATTTAATCTTGGTATTGGTTTCTGTATAATTGTGCCGCCAGATGTTAATGGTATAGATAATGATATAGAATGTTGGGAAATCGGAGAGGTTCGATGCGACTAGGAATCATGTGTTCTGGGAACGGTTCTAACTTTGAGAACATCGTTCATTCATGCCCTAAGCATGAGGTTAAGATCATGGTTTACAATAAGAAGAAAGCTAAGGCAAAGAAAAGGGCAGATAGATTGAATATAAATTCTTGTTATAGTAAGGATGAAGAGGAGATTATTGCATTGTTCCATGCATATGAAATTGATATGATTGTTATGGCAGGATGGATGAGAGTAGTATCTAAGAAATTCTGTGATGAATTTGCTGGACGTATTATAAATTTACATCCATCATTACTTCCTAAGTATAAGGGACTTCATGCAGTTGAACAGGCAATGAAAGCAGGTGAGGAAGTAACAGGATGCACTGTTCATTTCGTGACAGAGGTGTTAGATTCTGGCACAATCATAAGACAACAGGAAGTTCCTATTTTGCCAGGCGATACTGTTGAAACTGTTACCAGAGCGATCCAACAGGCAGAACACCAACTCTTACCTCTGGTAATAAATGCATTATGAATGAAGAAATGTCGAAAGAGATCCCAAATTGGGAATCACAGTATCTTGCTCAGGAAAAGAAACTCACTGATAGGGAGAAAGAAATCCTTAAGGGTGATCCTATCAGGTCGCATGAGGGTATGATCTATGGTAGAATGTATGCTGATTGGAAACGGCAACGAGGATGGGATTAAAGGATCATCTGGGGCCTAAGAAAGATTGGACTAGGGATGAGTGGTTGAAGTATGCATATGTGCAGAAACACAATCCTTGGATCTCTGAAGAAGATCGTCAGTATTGGCGAGACAAAATTAAGGAACTAACATGAGAATGAACGAACCTGCTAAACTAGTCTTTGCTTTAGAACATGTAGCACACCTACATGATCTGATTAAGGACAATGAATATGAAGACTACTTGAAAGGTAACCTAGTTACTATAGAGTATGAACTTGAAAGACAACTAAGTAACCTCCAATACAATCGCAAACATGGCAGATCTAAAAGATTATCTAGACTCGATATACTTGACTAAGAAGGATCTCTCGGAAGAGGATCCAGAAGCGTGTAAGAAGTATCCCGCCTTCATTGTCAACAAGTGTTGTTCAGCGCATATCGATTGTATTATGTTTGCGAATGAGATGAATTTGAATCATCATCTCAGTAAAGATATGCAATATTCGTTTTTTCTAAATAGCCTCAGGAAAAAGAAGAGATTCTCGCCCTGGCTCCGAAAGGATAAGATCAAAGATCTTGATGTTGTCAAATCATACTATGGTTATAGTAATGAGAAAGCAATCCAAGCCTTGAAAATTCTTACTAAAGAGCAATTGGATTACATTAAATCGAAACTTGACGTTGGAGGTACAGCATGACAGGGTTTACAGAGCCCGAGATCGCATGGTCGCAGGATCAAATGATCGAGGTTACATTAAATGAGCCGGATGACTTTCTCAAGGTCAGAGAGACTTTAACAAGAATTGGTGTTGCTTCTCGGAAGGAAAAGAAGATCTACCAATCCTGCCATATTTTGCATAAGCAAGGAAGATATTATATTGTTCACTTTAAAGAACTATTTGCGTTAGATGGTAAGTCTGCCAATCTTTCCATGAATGATGTGCAGAGAAGGAATCGTATCATTACGTTACTTTCTGACTGGGGCCTTATAACTATTATGAAGCCTGATAGTATACAAGATGTCGCACCCCTTAATCAAATTAAAGTCTTGTCCTACAAGGATAAGGGTGACTGGACTCTTGAGACCAAGTATAATATTGGCAAGAAGAAGAAAGCAGTCCAAACTTCCCAGAGTGCCTTCATAAAGTCAGGTGAGTAGACGGTTTCTACCATAATCATAGAGGGTTTATACGACCCTCTTTTTTTATGCTTTGTGGTTAAATAGGTATGTACGCCTTCGGGGTACACAAAACACAAACTCGCTTAACAAGGAGCTAGAACCATGAACAGCCTAACAAGGTATCATGCTGCAGATTTGCCACAATTAATGGAGCAAATCCACAAGAACAGCATTGGACTGGATACGTATTTTGACACGTTCTTTAACGGTCATCCACAACAGAATTATCCACCCTACAATCTGATCAATATTAATAATGTCGAATCAAGACTAGAGATTGCCCTCGCTGGATTTAAAACATCAGAAGTGAAAGTCTATACAGAATATGGCAAACTAGTTGTTGAAGGCAAAAAAGAGGAAAAGGATGAGAGTGACTATGCCCATA